ATTCGCCGTCTTGGTCATTCGAATGTTAAACATTTTTTCTTTCGTGACCAGATCATACAAACGATCTACTCCGTTCTTTGACAAGTAAAAAAATTTCTTGTCCTCATCATAACGGACCAACACATCAAATCCTAACCTTCCCAACACAAAATCATCCACCGGTACCTTGAAATGCTGTTTTAGTTGTTGGTAGTACTGACTCCACTTGTCCTGATGTTGAGGATCTTCCCCCAACTGCTTTTGTAAACGGGTTCCTAACCTCGCACGCGGCGGCAACTGCAAGTTCCCCTGGTCATTAATCTGTATTTGTTTTTGATGATCTGTCGATCTCATTTACTATATTCTTAATAATTTAAATTTAAATAATAAAAAATATTGAATCATGGGCAATCCACCTTCCATGACGCCTCTTGGTTTCACAAACCGAGGAACAGAGCGAGTACACGATCGTAATTAATTCATCACTACAATCATAGATACTGATAACTCGGTCTTTGTAAAGTTTCTTGTAGGGTCTATCTTGTTTGGTGGTGGACAAGGAGGTACGCGTTTATAAAAATTTATCTTTCAAAATTTTTATTTGAATTGGGTGGTGAATGTTAAGAGTTCCATTGAAAACAAGCCGTGAGGGGGATATGATCAGAGGGTTGTATGGCGTTGGGCATGAGACGTTCAGTGGACAAAAAGGTCTTGTCGTAATGGGTGAAGGAATTGAGACTCGTGGTCACCAGAGAAAAGATGGAAGAAGAGAAAAGGATATGGTCGATACACGCTCTATAAGCCGAATGAACGTGACTGTGAATGGTGGGGAAGTGTTTTTGGTGATTCCAGAGGGAATCCAGGAATGGAGGAGGAGACACGTCTTCTGGAGTCATATTAAGATCGCCGCATAGAATCACGGGATAGGGTGCGGTTTTCATCAGGTCGTAAAGGACTTGAAGATGGCTTTTCATAATCTCGGGCCGCTTGTACTGACAGGGCATGTGATAGGTCGTCACAAAAAAACGCAGTCGATGAGAGGGAGAATACAAAAGAACAGTGGTGAGTAAATGAGGATAGCCTTTCCCCTCGACCGGTTTCATGATCAGTTTTCCCGGACGGACCGAGTGAATCCTCTCCACCAGGAGATGACCGGGGACCAGAATACAGTTTCCCATGAACCCGTTGAATTCATTGCCATGAGAACGAAAGATCATGGTGTACACGTGGAGATCACAAAAGGCCTGGAGACAATTTTCGGCACGGTGGCGAGTTACTTCTTGAAGGCAGAGGATATGACCACTTGTCATGACCTCTTCTAATTTAGTAAAGATCATGGTCCATCGTCGGTCGCCGTCCAGGACCGTTTCGTGGTCGGGATAAAATTCAGGACTCATCTTTTGCGCAAGAATATCCGAAAGTACGTTCCATTGAAAGATCCGAATTTCAAAAGAATCTCCTTTTTCTTCCTCTTTAAAGGTATCTACCTCTAGACCCGGTGGCCTGCCACTGAGCGTGTCATGAAGGAACTGACAGTCAGATCGAATACATGTCTGATTGTATCGACACTTGCCATACTCTGGAGACCGACCATCTTGGGTGTCGTGAAAGTGTTTACAATTGGAACGGCTACAGACCAGGTTAAAGGTACATTTTTCTTTCATGAGAATGATTTTATTACCCCATCAGAGGCATGGACTCTTTTTCATTTTTCATTTTGAATGTTTCCACTCGAATAAATCTGATTTTATATTTTTTTTTTCTTGTCAATAAAAAAAGAAACGTCGTCCTTATGGAAGAACAGGTAAAAACTCCAATCTACGGTGTAAAACAACCTTCTATCTCCGTATCATCCAACAAACCTCACCCTACACCGAAACCTCATCCACCAAAACCTGCCGTCTGTCCCATCACGGGAGAGGGTCTGAACCCTACGAATACTATCGGTTTTCAGATTAATGGTAAGCAGGTGAAAGTTTGTAGTCCTCTTTGTAAAAAAAAGGTGATCGACCTCTATCATTTCTTAGATGGGAATAAACCTTGAGGAAATAGGAATTCTTCGTCAACAAGTAGTGGATACGGAAGAAGAACTACGTACTGTACTGTGTTGAAACTAGTAAAGTCAGTGATCAGGAATTTTTTTTTATTTTGCTCTAAAATAAAGAATGCAATCATCCACAAAGACCAAATCCAAACGATTAGAACGATTAAAAATCATTCAAGAGTATTGGAAAAATTTGCAGAGGAATCCTGAGCAACTCCCAAGTCAGATTGATAAATTTTTAACAACGGAAAAACTAAAACGAGGATTACGATCCATTTTGAGCAAACTTTCTCAGCTACACGTTGCCACAACGCCAAAAACAAAAACAAAAGCCCAAATAGTTCAACGCGCTAAAAAAGAAGCGAATCAAATCAAAATTTGGTATCAAGAACTTGATTTTGATGTGAGGGATGAAGAGGGTATGAGTCCAAGTGAGGATGAGATTAAATTTCTTCAAGATGTAGTCGAACATATAAAGAAGGAGAGTACAAAAATCAAGTTTTTAGATCAAGCGGTTCCTTTAGATGAGACTAGCCTTCGACAAAAGATGGGTACCTATTCTGATGATCAAACGGTGAAGAAAGACATACTTCTTACCTTATTTCGTAAGCTGGATATTAACATCGACGAGGATAAAGTGCCTCAAGGTATTCGTTGTATCAAACAACGTGAATTTGATGTTTATTTTCGATTATTTATTCAAGATATATTGAGAGAATTGGAAAAAGAATCAGATTTAAAAGAAAGGGAAAAAAAACTGAATTCCTATCTAAATCGGATGATGCTTTTATTTACGATTTTTATGGATGAAAAAGGATTATGTGAAGACAAAGATTGGAGGGATCAGGCTAGAATACTAGACCGGATGTTTCCTTCCACCATTCCATTTAAAAGAACAGTCTTAGGTCGCAAGTTGAAAAAGAAATTAGATCGTGCTAGTCTTTCTTTTTTCCAAGAAAAAGCAGAAAAAGTACAGACTGAAATTAACCAACAAAAGAAAAAGTTCGACGAAAATTCCAAGCTGAAAGATTATGTCTATAGAGCTATGCAACAAAGACTTTTTAAACAAAAGGGATGGATATTTCAACCGGATAGTCGTTCTCGTTCCATAGCTGAAACGGCCATTCAAGTATCAAACTCTCAAAAAGTAAAGACATCTCAACAGAACTACTTTAGAAATCATACTCTATGGTCTTTCTTGCTAGATTTTATTTATACCAAAGATGATTTGTCTAAAAAACAAAAGGCGGGAAGGGCTCTCCAAGCTTTTCGATCCAAGGCTAAATGGTACCGTTACTTGACTGTATTGTTTTGGCCGTGGCTTCTTGAAGAGCAAAGGAATGCCATAAAAAGGAGCGTTCCTAAAACTGTTGATCTCGATCGAGATTAACTGATGAAGTTGTTTTTTGACAAGTTCAAGACGAAAAGCTGGTTTCCTTGGATTCTTAGTCCCGCAAAACGACAAATACTTTTAAACTTTTTGAATTGAAAAACGAAAAAACAAGAGCAGGACAATAGTATAGCGCGACACACTATCTTCTTGATCAGAGAATTTCTTAGTAGGAAAGAAAGCAAGGACAAATCTTAGTTTTTCTTGTTTGGTTATCAAACATCTCAAGATATAGATCAAGAGTGTCTTACGTGTTCAATGCTATTGATAGACTAGAATTTATGAAGAACCAAATCTTGGTCATCGAGACGAAGATGAAGAGGTCGGTGAAGATCACCGGCGGCATTAATGACCGAGAGTCCACAACCGACTGCCATCGGGTGGTCAGAAAGGGAGATTGGCATTTCCTTGTTGAGGCGTTCAAAGGCATCACGGCAGGTCCTCCGGTGTTGAAGAGATAGAAATTCCGGGAAACAACAGTTCTTGAACGAGGGAATTTGGCGAAGATGACGCAAGAGAAAGATGATGTTCTTATAGGTCGTGTACTTGTACAGAGGTACGATGACAGAAACTTCTTCGTATTCTTTCTCTACCATCCGAGACCAAAAGGTGGGATCCGTCATGTAGGCCCAAAAGTGAGGGACCGAAAGCAGTTCCGGTCGGAGCGTGGTGTGGGCGACATAAGCAGGAGCGGTAGAAGTTACCTTGATGAAAAGGCGGTGATCAGGATGTTCACGGAGGAAATCCAAAAGTTCAGAAAGCCGGGTAAAAGATGCAGCGTTTCCGGATCGATTCGCGAATCCGTAGGCAGTTTTCAGAGGGAGCTTGACCGATTGGTGTCGCATGTTTTGAAAGGCTTGGAGACTGCTGCTGGTGGTGCTGAGAAGCGTGATGGCATGAGGAAGCCGAGTGGCCTCTTCCTGGGTCATGACACGATTGCTAAAATCACCAAGAACCTTTTCCGCGTTCTGAATCGCACCCAGGGTCAGTTCCTTGGTCTGGGAGGGTCGTTGATAGTTGGTGGGGGAGAGGCGTATCGTCAGAATAGAAATCAGCGCCTTTTTGTTATGGGCATTCCCCAGCACGGGCAGCACGTTGTTATAGGCCTGTTGGAAGACGGGTGATACCGCATTGTGAAGGCCGTCAGGTGATAGGGAAGTCCAGAGAAGAATACGTGCCATGGTCCACCATTTTTGTCGATCAGTAAGTTCGTAAAGAAACCGATCCATTTCTTTAAAATGTTGAACGATCCGTAGAAGCCATGTCACCGAGTGCTGAAGTTTTTCGCCGTATGGGATTTCCACGAGAGAGCTCTCCATGAGCTCCAACGAGGCCCGTATGTCCTCGAACCTCTGTGAACGAGGGCGTGGGTCCTCCTTGCTTGGGCGTGGAAGAAGCGTCTCGATCAGCGTGGTCATTTGGGAAGGAAGGTACCGCTTCAATGCCTTTTCGTAACGCGTCGCGATGAGGTCGTTGCATTCACTGCGATGCGCCGCGGGAATGGAGATATGGTAGTGATAAAAATCGCCCTCCTTGGAAGGAAGTCCGTCCATAAGATCTTGATCCTTCCGAAGAATGACCATGCTCATGATAGGAGTATGAACGACTTCTTCCTGACATGCAAACAACTCGTCGTGACCGGGAGGCAGCTGGGCTTTCTTGGTGGGATGGAGGAAGAGGGGGTCTTCTTCGACGTTCGAGTAACGAGAAAACTTTTTGGTCCGAGAACGACAGGTCTGACATTTCAATCGCTTCCATACCATGTCTACCATCCGGTTCGCCGGCTCGCCCCCTTCGTGCTTGAACAACACCACGATCTTCTTGCCATCGGTATCCATCAAAAACGGAAACGCGTAATCACTCTTATCGGCCAGCAGAACAACCTGCTCCTCAAAGGTCATGCTGGCGCTGGTACCGGACATCTGTTGGTTTGGTTTTAGATATGGGAGGATGATTCATTAGAACAATAAAAGCTGGTGAATCATCAATCCATCAGAATTAAAAATCAGTTTTTAATTCATTGATATTTTATTCTTGAGAATAGTTAGATTAAAGCAAGGTATGAAAATTTATATTGTTCATTCCATGGCGAGGGCGGGAACACATTTCTTGGTTCAACTGCTTCTTCAAGCTCATGAGATGGCCTTATACAAGAATAATACTGATTGGTATTTTCCGCTTACAAAAGGCAGTTATTCGTATGAATGGTTTTCTCGAGATCTTGAGAAGAGAACGTGGTTGGACACGAACGACTTGCGACTTGTACCGAAAGAAAAGGTGGAACAGGCGCAGTGTATTGTGCTGGCGATGGAGAATTCATGTGGTGTGGAGTGGAAAGACAAGTGCGAAGCGTCGTGTCGAGAGGAAATTCAGAGCGTGCTGGGTGGGAAGGCCTACGAGCTGATCCTCCTTCAGAATCTACGGAGTCCACGGAATCTTCTGGCCAGCTCTCTCAAGTTATTTTCAAGTTTCTTGGAGAACTACCGAGAGGTCGTTCAGAACGGAATGGCCAAACAGGATGATATTATCAGGAATCATCTTCACAATGATCATAGTAACGACATGATTCTTTGTTTTTATGATTTATTGGTGGAAAAGGACACCGTGATGCTACAGCATCTGAATCAGCGACTTGAGCTTGATATTCTAACCAGTTTGAACACGATTCAAGACAAGGTGATTTTTAGCTCTTTCCCGGCATCGTCAAAGACCACGAATGATTTTCAGACGCGCTATTTATTGTATGAAGAGGATGCAGACTACCGTGTTCTATTTCAGGAGGCACATCAAGAGAATTATGATCGGCTTCTGGAGAAATTTCTATGTCCGGTTTCGGAATCCAGAGAAGGAGACCCATCAGCGTCAGTCCCACCCATTGGATAGGAAGCAACTGCCCGTGAAGAACGAATCGATCCCAAACGAGAGAAAACCCTATTTCGAGATTCCGCAGGTGAAGGACACGAGCATCCTTTGATTTCTGTAAAGAACAAGTTTTCAACCATTGAGCCAACACACTCATCATACCGGTCAACAACAACCCGATCCAAAACCATACCGACTCTTCCGATCTCGTGGTCTCGTTGTGATTTTGAACCCATCGGATGCATTCCACCACCATCCCGGGAGAAGATAGGATCATGCTGCCTGCCATGCTGTATCCGATAATCACGGAAGGATCTTCCTCTCGAAGATCTTGAATCGTCACATTGACCAACGCCTGGAGAACCGAGGCCAGCAATCCCAGTAAAATCCCCATGGTTTGTTCTTGGAACCTCACGGGTCGATGAAACATGGGCGCCAGGATGCACAGGATGCCACCGACTCCGATGACGACGGCCAAGGTGTCCCAACCATAACGCCAGGGTGTCTTGTACCAGAGACAACTGATCATCATGGTCCACATACTGGACAAGGAAAACATAAATGCGGCGATCGAGAGATCAATCAAAGAAAGGGTGAGAAAGAGGACTACAATCGTCAAGCCTCCCAGAAAACCTCGCAGTACCAGGGGCTTGATGCGGTGACCGAGCCACGATGACGACGACGAACGACGGCGGCATACAAGTTGTACAAGAATAATACTTCCACCCATCCATCCACGACAAAACGCTAGTATCCAAGGCCAACTTTCCTTTTGATGGAAAGTTTGATGCCACGTGACAAAAAGATATTGAAGAGAATAAAAAAAAGCGGCTAGGACCATGGAAAGAGAGGCCAGTGTGGATTCAGACAAAGATACCGGGAATCGACAACTCATGGCTCATTCTATCTATCTATGCGAGGTAAAATTAAACACATCTATAAAAAAAGTGTGTTTAATTGATAACTGGGATTGGTAAACGAAACTTGAAATCAATTCTGCCATGACGAATCATACATGGTTCGAACCAAGAGAGAGATTGATTGGTAGTATGTATCGTGACTTGTCTTGTCCATGGAGGAGAGGAATTTGGACATGTCGTCGGTCTCGGTGATAAAGTGGCTCTTCGTCGACCTTCTTGATCTTTTCGATGATGACATCCCATTCAAAGGATGATCTCGTTTAGGACGTACATCAGTAGATCTGATGGCGACGTGGGCGATGATGGATTTACCTGTACCTGAAGGTCCATCAAAGTGATCGCTGACCGCTTCCACCACCCTTCGTTGATAAACCACGAGGTGATGTGCCACCTCAACCAGTATAAATTACCGGTTTTATTCCAAACTTCGATAGGTTCCCTCCACCACCACTTGATGATTTCTTACGTTGGCACCATCAGTAAGACCTTGATCTTTTTGTCTCCATTTGTCCCACTCGTTTCTTCAATTATCAGATTCTTGTTGCTCGTACAGGTAAGGATCCAGGCCTTCCTCTTAATATATTCCATAGCTCGACTCTCAAAATATGAAATCAAAGTCCTATCCAGTACGAAATCAACGTGGCCATGTTCGGCAGAAGGAGGCCAATCACGAGAAACAAATTCGAATTCTTTTCTTTATAAAAAGTACTCACTTTTTAAGTAACCTTTTTTTTTTTATTGTCTAAAGCACCAATAAAAAGGTCATGACAAACATTATCGGGTATCAATTTTGGAAGCATAGAGGACTTAGTAACCACATCTTTAATTTAGTGCATTATATCCTTACGGCGTACAATTGTGGAAAACAGCTTGTCGTGATGGATGAAATGTATACCGATCTCTTTACCTCAGAGACCCGTCCATTGAACGAGATCATCGATCTGAATTCTTTAAACCAGTATTTATGGAAACGATACCAGTTGATCATGATCGATCGACGGGACTATGAAAAAAGGGTAGTATTGGAGCACGCTACCTATGGCGCGGAAAACATGTGGGTTGAAATCCTGGGACAAGATCTAACCAATCTTAGGGAAAATGGGATCTCGTCCAAGGAAGATCTTTATGTTCGCTGGGGAGATCCGTGTCCGGGGATGCAAAAACGATTGGTTCTTCATCTTCAAATCAACGGTTTGAAAATTCTCCGAAACTATCTAGAATATGGGCATCATTTTATTGACAATATTCCTCCTCTATCGATATCTTCGTCTTCCCTTTTTTACGAGCAGCGCATAGGTTGGATCAATACCATTGACCAAACATCCTTTGACACCCTCCTTAAAACATTCGTCTTTCAACCCGAATTTACGGACGAAGCCCATTCTTTTGTAAAGAATTCCAAGCTGGAAACCGGATGTTCGGTGCTGAATGTGCTGCATCTGCGTACAGAGCCTGATGCCTTGGAACATTGGTCTGGTAGGAACGACATGTCCATCGACGAGTTTCAAGCACGTCTTCTCAAGACCTACCATCGTCTGATTGTACAATATTTTTCTAAAACAGACCTCATCCTGGTTCTGACGTACGATGTAGAAAACAATGTCACTCTGGATTTTTTGCGTCACGAAGGATACCGCGTTTGTTGGCAAGAAAAAAAAAAGAAGCAAGGACGTGAGATCAATGCCTTGTATGATCTTTTGGCGGGTGAGCAATGCAATGGGTGTTTTATCGGCAATTTTAATACAAAGTTGTTACGAGGATCCACGTTTAGCTACCTACTTCTCACTCGTATGGACCCGTCGGTTAAAAAGGTCTTGGTGGACCTCGATGAAATTGACCAACCAGAAATCATTCTTTCTGCTTGACTCTCCAATACGATGATAGATATCCACGCCAAGAAGAAGAGGATGGTGATACAGGATGCAATCGTACTTGATTAAGCTCTGCCTTTAAGTCACGGATAAGGATGTCCTTTTCGTCTCGCTCTCGTTCCAGTTCCAATAGAAAATTGCTCAACTGTTCACAGCATTCTCCCAACGACTCTAGCTTGTCGATGATTTCCCACACGATCGTATCGTTGCCTGATTCCACTGAACTCATGTTTCTCCTTATTGGTTTGTCTGTTTAGATGAAGATGATTGTTTTTTTACACTTGTAAAAAAACAATTGCCTCTGTCAGGATTCGAACCTGATCCTCCGGTGTGATTCTTTTTTTATTCCGGTATCCTAACCATAGTAGACCACAGAGGTAAAGTCTGATTATGATCAGACCTTTACTGACAAGTACGGGATTCGAACCCGCGCGCTTTCGCATTGGATCTTAAGGCCAACTCCTTAACCAACTCGGACAACTTGTCATAGGGAATCGCGTTTTGCGATGTTTGCTCGGGTAGGTTTCGATCCTACGTCCTTTGGGTTATGGGCCCAACGCGCTCCCCCTGCGCCACCGAGCATTGTCCACCCCTGCCGAGGATCGAACTCGGTCCTCCGGCTTGAAAGGCCGGTATCCTAACCGTGTAGACCACAGGGGTTTTTTATGGACACCACCTCCGGAGGGGCTCGAACCCTCGGCTTTCGGCTTAAAAGGCCGACACTCTGACCAAACTGAGTTACGGAGGTTAACCCCCTACCGCCTACAACTTACCTTTTTCACTTCTTTCTTATCATTCTGTCTCTTCTTAGATTCGTTTTCATTTTTTTGGGAAAAATAATATAAAGACATGGCGGGAAAAAGAAAGAACAGATGGGTATCTCATGGTTATGTTGGAATTGGAGACCGGGTGTTTTTAATCTAAAGAAAAAGCAACAACAAGCGGAAGAGGAAGAGGAATACTGGACAAGAACCTCGTTTCTGTACGGTCGTGTCATGAAGAGAACATAGTGTTCCGGATATGTCTTTTTATTTTTTATACAAGACGACGATGATAGTAACGTCCTTGGGGGCCACATAGAGAGGTATCATTCCGAACGACCGAACAACTATGAAAGTACACGTTACCGCGAAGGGGGTCCGTCTTTCCAAAGAGGCGACAAAACATTTGGTTCTTACAGATATAGGATTCTTGGCAATTCCCACAAAGGACGAGAGATGCTGGGTGGAGTTCCATGGGACTGGTCGGAGAAAAAGGGATCAGAAAACCATGGATCCATAGAGACATGGTCGTGAAGACCACGATGGTGATGGTGATACTGAATTTCATTCGTGTGCTTGATTGATTTGAAAAAGGAATAGAGGATTTCATATTTTCTTCTTTTTTTTTTCAAAAAAGAAAAAAGGATGGGTGGATTGTGGGAAGATGTAAAGGGCATCTGGACCCGACACGGGTGGCATATTATTCTAATTGGACTATGCCTGATTCTCTTTGTACTCTTTATCTTCAACCAGTGTATGAGGAAAAGCCATCAGTCTTCCATCACGATGAATGACATTTATGATTATTTTCTGGGCATGATCTTCAAACCACGGACCGCCCCTCCTCGGAAACGTCTCTTTGATCATCATTCTCCGCGTACTGGTAGTGGTGGTGGACGCAAGAGTCGGGGGGAGACCCAATGCAAGAGTTTTTGTGAATTTTATTTTCAGAAACCGTTTGGAACCTCTCGTCCAGATTTTCTCAAGAATCCCGTCACACAAGAAAATCTGGAACTGGATGTCTACAATGAAGAGCTGGCTCTGGCCATTGAATATAATGGAGAACAGCATTATCATTTCAACTCCTTCATGCACCGAGACTCACGGGATCGATTTCAAAACCAACAGTACCGGGACCTTATCAAAAAGGATCTGTGTGCCAAGAAGGGCATCTGTTTGATCGTGGTTCCGTACACCGTCCGAGAAGAGGATATTCCTGCTTACCTCTATGAACAATTCAAGCAACAGGGATTGGATAAGTTGATTTCGAATCCACCTACATAAGAAATTTTCCATTGGTTTGGTCTTTTTTCATACAGTTGACTACGATCATACTACAAACTATCAAGCTGGTGCTTCACCAGAAGGAGATATATAAACTACCAAGAACGAACGACGGACTTTAAGGATTTTTCACAGAAAGGTAAGGAGGTACAATCCTTGTTGTAGATCCGCCATGATTTCATCTCTTATATTCAAAAGACTTGAATCCTGTGGTAGCCAAGAGTCAGAGTCAGGTGAAGAAAGGAATCGAAGAAATGTCTTGATTTCTTTGCGTATGCAAGTAAGGCTCGTGTTTCCAACCGGAATCAAACACGAACTAGAGGACCAACGAATCCGACGTCCCACGAGTCCTTGGTAGACTTCCACGAATTCGTCCACATGTTGGTCAAGACTCTCTCGCAACTCCTGCATCGTCTTGTGTTGAGAAAACCGTGGAGACTGCCAGTGAAACATCTGAAGATGAAGTTGCAGACGAAAGTAGGCCTCCAAGAATTTCATTGCGCTTTTCTTTCTTCCCAAAAAAAAAAAAAATGTGTCGTTTTTTACATGTAAACGTCGTCGTTCTCAAATCGGAATATGAAAACCCATATTATAATCGCCCGTACCGTGATCATAGGATTTCACAATACGGTAAAAAAGAATTGTAAATACAGCTTGATCTTGGCGGTGATTTTTTCGTGATGATTCTGGTGGAGCAATACAGTTTCGATTCATGCAGTGACGGTAAAATTCTAGAATCATAGAAGACCCGTAGGGATGATTCGTATCCACGCCGATACAGTCTGTATTTCTGTTGTGTTTTTGGAGTAGGATATCATCGTTTTGAATCTCCATGACTTTTCGAGTATCGGGATGGATCCAGTCGGCCACTATTCCTGGTGAGGTTACAGAATATACTCCGTGTTTCTTGACAAATTCTTCCAATCGTTGAAGAGAGTTCAATATCAGGTTTTTTGTATCCATCCATACTATAACGGTGTCGGTATAGTGTTTCATGGTTTCATACAGAATGACGGATTTCCACGCAAATTGTCCAAACTCGTTTTGGATATGCATCCAGTTCGGATAGACTGAAAAGTCGAATGTTTTGAATACTATCTGGCCAGGGTATTGGTGGGCATACATTTTTTGAAGGGACTGTTTTTGTTTGATGGTCCATCCGAGGTCATAAACAATGAGCAACCGTGAGGTATCCTCTCTTAAACAACAATGCTCCACATAACTATTCAGAAAACGCAAAAGAAAAGGAACATACACGTCATTGGATCCGGTGACCACAATCATCTTGTGGATTTTACCAGTATCAGTTTTCATTTGTTTCATATCGACTAAAGGAATACGGTAGAGATCATGAATGCTTCGTATAAACCCGGAGACCCATGGATAAGTGGAATAGGTGAAAAGAGCTCGAGCACGCGAGGCGAGAATAAATTCCGTGATCGTATCACTAAGATCATCGCTTAAACGATAACCACAATGCTGGAGTTTAGTCTTTAACACAACCAATTTGGGGAGTGAGAGTCGTCGAGCCGCGTTTTTGAAAGATTCAGAATCTGATAAAAGTAACCATTGTACATCCTCTTCATTTCCTTCACGCTGTTTCTTCAGCACATATTTCAAAGAATCAAGGTGTGGAGTCAGATGGGGAGGATCCTTGTGCTGAACAAGTTCTTCATCGCCGAGGCGGTAGTGTAGAACAATATACTTTCCTGGACGTAACGACAAACTTTTCTGTAGTTTATCGATCTTCTTCTCCATTTCCAGACTAGGTTTCAAATAATACTTTACAAAAGCTCTCGCCTTGTAGGAAGCTTCATGGTCTGTAGCATAATTGGTCATGAAAGGCGTCATTTCATGGGTCAGCATATGACCAAGAAAGTAATCCATGTCTTGTGAAAGCACAAAAGGGATGTTGTTCTCTTGTTCCCCAACTTGAAGGCGGTAAGGATTTATTTTTTTTTTCCAGTGGATTTGTAATTCAGGATGCAGTTGTAAGTCGAGGTAAAATCCTAGTCCGCGTTTCTTCACTTCATCGTACGAATTGATTGCTCCACGGATCAAATCTCCCAAACCCCAAAAGTTGCCCGTTATCGTGATTGTAAGATTGTTGATACGCCGCGTCCATGCCAAGACCACCGTCTTTTCATAAGAAGGAAACAAGAGGTCCTTGAAAATTGTTTCCATAATATCATGACCTGCTTCCGTAAAATTAGTGCTCTCTTCTCCAGGAACCACATAATCTATGAAGGAATGACCCATTTTTTCCATCTCTTCGGCCGGGTGAATGCATAAAATATCATGTCGCTCACAAATTCGTTCCAACTCTTGAACCAACTCCTCACGACTTCCATGATCCTCGGTGACTATTACCACCAGCCGTTGATGTGATTCTAGCTCGTCTCGAATCGCGATCAAATCCCTCTCCATCGTCGCGTCATCCAGTATCTCGACAACAATCTTGTTGTTTTGATCCTCTAGCCTGTACCTAGGATCATCATACAAAATATGGTGGACGTACCTGTCTTCATAACGGTAGGCTCGTCGACTCGAAACTTCCACAACGACTAGGTCGCTGGACGCCAATTCCTCTTTCATCGTCCTCGTCCAAAAGAGCGGTTGTTTAGTCAAGATCGGTGTGCGAAATGTGATGATGGTCTCTTCTGGTGAAATCCCTCCTTGTTTACAATATTGAATCATTTGTAAAATTTCTTTAGTCGAATGAGGATATGATACTTGTTCCTGTAAACTTGTCACCACAGAAAGACGGTACAATGCCTTTTGACGACCAGATCCAAAAATAGTAATTTTTTTCATATTTTTTAGTGATCGTTATGAAAGAGTTTAAATCGTTTGATAATAAATGATCCGTCGATGGTGGTTTTGGTTGATTCCCTTGATAACGGTCGAGGCCTTTCATTGGACGGGGATCACACCCGTTCCTTTGCATCCAGAACGACTTCAGAAGGAGATTCGACATGTCGTGGCCGGGTCCGTACATGATCCATGCGGCACCTCACGACTCCTTTCTAACCTCCTTATACCTTCTCATACCCTTTGTTTCACGGATTCGTGGGAGGAACAGTCTCAGGACGAAACCACAACCACTATGATCCACCTTCCTCGTCTTCTCGAATCGTTGAAGACACAACCTCTAATTTCTCCCATTCCCCGATTTCACGCGTATAGCTACTATCATTATTCTCGTTACCAATCCAGTGGTCTCTCCCAAAGTCTGTCCTACGCTCAATACTGTCTCCTGGAAGAAAAAATGGCCTCGATCGTATTTGCCTACCTGGGAGATACCCGACATCATTGGAAACTCATGATGAACCCTTTTTTCTTGTACCAGGATGGACTTAAAAGCTACGGAAGATCGTCAGAATTGGCGCACACTCTATGGCTCACTCCTTCCGTCGACATGGGGGGTGATGCCGTCTTGTGGGAGGGCATTGACACCAAGCGGAGTAGTATCTGATTCAGATGGAATATCTTGGTAGGTAAGAAACGAGCGACGGATGTGGTATCGAAAGGTAGGAGGGGATTGTGTCCTCATCTTGAGCACCTTTTCAATATAATATTTCAGCATACCTTCGGCGTAAGAAACGTCCACCTTGGACTTGTGGTACAAGGATTCAATATGATCGAAAAGATGACAGTAGCCTTGCATCGTGGCGGGTGTACCGTAGGCGATATAATCACAGTAGACGAGACCCAGGTCAGAAAGAGGCACTACAAACTTATCGGTGGGTTGCATCGGAATCGATTCCAACATGAGATCAAAACGAGAGCGCAGAATCAGGTCGTACTGATCTGGATTCTGGATGAGCTTCCATCCCTTCTTGACCACCCACCACTGATCACGCAATCGCTCGATCCAAAATCCAGTGTGCTCCACCCGAACCGTGGCGACATCTAACGAAAGCGGTGGAAACCTAGCCTTTTGAAAGGTATCCCAATCCATAAAGGAAGAGGCGACCACATTCGCCGCAGTATTGTACAGTGCCACCACTTCTTTCGAATCAAAAGATCGGAGCGGCTGATTGATAAATCGATGGTTGTGTACAGGTCGATGTTCAATCACATTCCAGGAACAAATATACACATCCGTCTCATATCGATCAAAAATGTGTGTCTTGAAAGTCTCAAATGTGGATCGAAACTCCCGACAATGCCCGGTGAATAAGACGGCCACTCTCATAGTTAGTTCTGGTTGTCTTTGGTCTACCTATTTACCTACAAAGAATAAAAATACATATTTTTATAATTTCCAAAAGAATAAATGGGAATCCGATTTTCTGCCATCGACCTGGTGAAAAAAAAAGAGGTTGATTTGTCGAATCTTTACCTCATTACCGACGAAGCTTACAAAACGTTTCAAACTCTCTACCAAAAAGTCATCCCTCAACTCAACCAAGAATTCGATAAAGAGGTCAGTATCAAGGTCATTCTTTACAATCTGGACAGTCCC